GTGCGCTTACAATCCCAAGTTCAGGCGTTACAACGCGATCTTCGAGAGTTGGAGAAAAAGCAAACCTATGTGAGCGTTGTTAAGTTGGAAGCGAAGATGGAACAGGCTGAAAAGAATTTAAGCGCGCTGTGGCAATTCACAAACAGGTTGCGTGATCGGTTCAATGGGGGGAAGTAAAATGACTGAATATAAAACCGTCGCATCACCAGGTGATCCTTTTACGGATGAGTGGAAACGGGAGCATCCGACCTACAAAGACTGGCACGACCGCTTCTTAATGCACCGCGCTGCGGCGAGGCGTGCTGCGGTGGAGCGCGCGCGGCGGGAAATCCCGTTCGATCCTCCGCTTTCTGTATTGGCCCAGGATGGCGGTTCAGAATCTGGTGCTGTCACCATAGCTCTCCCGCCTGGCGCGGTTGACTTCCTGACAAAAATTCCTAAACGTGGAGCACGATGATGCCTGGAGATGTAATATACAACAGCAAGAAAGATGCAGATGCCTACGCCGAGAAAACTGGCGGTATGGTAATACCTGTTGACCAAGACGGAGATGGTGTTCAAGACGGTCACATAGTTGTCCCTAGGATATCTAGTGAAGGAACTAGAGGGCCGACACCTTCAGAAGTAGCTGGAATAGATCCGGAGGCAGAAGCGGATACAAAGGCTTATTTAGAAGCAGTAGCAGCAGCGGGTGGACCCAGTGAAGAAGACGAACTTGGCTATAGGCAGGGCGGCATGAACTTCACCAATCGCGGCCCTGTTAAATACGCCAAAGGCGGCGCAGTTCGCGGCAAAAGATTCAGCGGTTCTTATTAGGGAGCCATATTGATGCTTCCGAGAACATTTTCGACTGAGAAAAAGGCTATCGAATATGTTAAAGAACATCCAGGCACTTCCTATGAGCAAAAAATCCGGGAGGATGGGAGTTTTGCTGGATATAAAGTATCGTTAAGGATGCCAAGAGTACCCACCGTAGGAGTAAAAAACCTCCCAAAAGTAAGGTACTCTCAAGGTGGTGCGATACGTGGCAAAAGATTCAGCGGTTCTTATTAAAGCATGGCGGATCCGACAACTTTCGCGTATTCCTTATTGAAAGCTATTCAAGAAAGAATATCTCTTACGCAGGAAGCTATTCTTCAGGGTGGGCCGAAAAATATGGAATCATACAAACAATTGGTTGGAGAACTTCAAGGGCTTGAGTTTTGCGAGCGTGAGATAAGAGACCAGTTGCAGAAAACGGAGGACGAATGAGCAAGACTTTATATGTTCCTGATCATATAGCTACGAAAGAAAAACAGAAAAAAGAAGCGGTGGCTTCTGCATATATAAACCAGGAAGATAAGGTCTTAGATCCTTCCTTACTTGATTTATCTCTAAGTGAGCGTCTCCCGCAGCCAACCGGGTGGCGCATTCTTGTCATGCCTTATGCCGGCAAAGCCACGACAGACGGCGGTATTTATATTCCAGATCAAACAAGAGATCGTGAGGCATTGGCAACTGTTGTTGCTTATGTTCTTAAAGTTGGACCATTGGCGTATCAGGATGAAGGTAAGTTTGGACCAGACTGTTCTCCATGGTGCGAAGAAGGTCAGTGGATCTGTATCGGTAGATATGCTGGTGCTCGTTTCAAGATTGATGGAGGAGAAGTCCGTATAATCAATGATGACGAGGTTATTTCGACAATTAAGGAACCTGACGATATTAAACATGTCTAGAAAGAAGAAGGAGAATTTAGGAATGATGACATGCCAGAGGAAAAACCCATTGAAGTAGGTGATTCTGAGGAATCGCCTGTTGATGTAGATATTCCGCAAGAAGATGCCCCTAAAGAGATAGAAGCAGTTCCCCAGGAAGAAAATGAGGAGGAACTTGAAGAATACAGTGCCGGTGTTAAATCCCGGATTGACAAGCTGACAAAGCGATTTAGGGAAGAGGAGCGGCAAAAGCAGACGGCGGTTGAGTATGCCGAGAATGTTAAACAGGAAAACGATGCTCTAAAGGGTAGACTTGAGTCCCTCGATAAGGGATATCAAGAACAATTTGGTGGTCGAGTAACCTCCCAGCTTGATTCGGCTAAACGTCTTCTCAAAGAAGCCCATGAAAATGGTGATGTAGATAAGATTGTCGAAGCGCAAGAAGCGTTGGCAACATTATCGGCTGAGAAGGGGAGGTTGACGGCTGCGCAGCAAAGAGTAGCGCAGGTTCCACCTCCTCAACAAACACCTCCAACCCCTCCTCCACAACCGCCGGCTAAAGCGGATCCTAAAGCAGAAGCTTGGGCGGCGGGACATGATTGGTTTGGACAGGATGAGGTTATGACATACGCCGCTTTCGGAGTTCATAGGCGGCTAATAGAGGATGAGGGGTTTGATCCTCAATCCGATGAGTATTATGCTGAACTTGATAAAAGAATGATTGCCGAGTTTCCACATAAGCTTGGTAAGAAATCTTCGTCGAACGGGGGGAGCAAGAAGGTTGCGTCAGCCGAAGCTTCCGCATCCCGCAATAGAAGTGGACGAAAAACTGTGCGATTAACGCCCTCACAGGTTGCGATTGCAAAGAGGCTTAATGTGCCGCTTGAAGAATACGCAAAATATGTGAGGGATTGATCATGAATACAGAGAACGCAGCTCTCCAAAAGTCTACGAGAACGCCTCGGAATAACAGCACACGCGCAAAACAAGCGCGCAGGGAACCTTGGAAGCCCCCGTCCATGTTGGACGCACCGCCTGCACCAGATGGTTATCGACATAGGTGGATTCGGGCAGAAGTTATGGGTTTTGACGACCGCAAGAATGTAGCAGCTCGCAGCCGTGAAGGTTGGGAACTGGTGCGCGGTGAAGATCACCCAGACTTTGAGATACCGACCATCGAAGACGGCAAACATGCCGGCGTTATTGGGGTAGGAGGATTATTGCTTGCCAAGATCCCCGTTGAGGTTGTCGAGGAACGCAAAGAATATTTTCAGAGCATGACTCGCAATCAAATGGCGGCTGTTGATAACGACTTAGCTCGTGAGCAACATCCGGCGATGCCTATCAGCAAACCTGATCGGCACTCTCGTGTAACTTTTGGAGGTCCTCAAAAAGAAGAGGACTAGGAGCAATGTAGATGGCAAATAGCAATGGAAGCTTTGGCCTTCGCCCTTTGAGCAAACAGGGCGCGGCCTCTAATTCCACTGGTATGACCCAATACTCCGCGTATGAAATTGCAAACGGCAATACCAATAAGCTGTATCATGGCGAACCTGTGATTCCGCTTTCCACCGGCTATATCGACGCCCCTGGCGCCGCCGCTGGTGGAACAGTTGGTATGCTGGGCGTGTTTCAGGGTTGTGAGTATGTGGATTCTACCACTGGGAAACCTGTCTGGAAAAACTACTGGCCTGGATCTGGGGCAGATTCCAACCACCCGGTAAAAGCGTTTGTGAATGATGATCCAATGCAGCTTTATGTTATTGCAACGGATGCCACTTGGACGAGCAAGGCTACGGCGCGAGCCGCAGTTTTCGCTAACGCTAACTTCTCGACAGCTATCACAGGGACAGACGCTACTGGTGTGTCCCTTGGTCGTTTGGCAATCAGCACGATTGCCACCACAGCCGCTCTGCAAATGCGGATTGTGGGTTGGCTTGATGATCCAGAGAATGCTGATTTCACAGCGGCTGGTATCGGGGCAATCGTTCGGTTGAATAACCACTTCAATAGCAATAACGGCGCTATTGCGGCTGGTACGCCTTCAACCACTGGCGTATAGGAGGGTTTGAGAGATGGCTATTAGTAGAGCTCAATTAGCTAAAGAGCTAGAGCCTGGCCTCAATGCCTTGTTTGGACTTGAGTACGCCAGGTACGACAACGAATCTGCTGAGATCTATGATACTGAATCCTCAGAACGCGCATTTGAGGAGGAGGTCATGCTTTCCGGTTTCGGGTCAGCGCCCGTCAAATCGGAAGGATCGGCAATTTCATTTGATGATGCGCAAGAAGCGTATACTGCAAGGTATACGCATGAGACTATCGCGCTTGCTTTCTCCATTACGGAAGAAGCAATCGAGGATAATCTCTATGACCGATTAGCATCTCGTTATACGAAAGCTTTGGCGCGTAGCATGGCCAACACCAAACAGGTGAAGGGTGCAGCTACCTTGAATAATGCTTTTGATAGCTCGTTTACGGGCGGCGATGCTAAAGAACTTTGTGCTACGGATCATCCTCTTGTGAATAACAATGATCTTCGCAACGAGCCTAGCACGGCGGCTGACTTGAACGAAACGAGCCTTGAGAATGCTCTTATTGACATCGCAGCTTTTGTCGATGAGCGTGGCCTTAAAGTCTCGGTACGTGGTGAAAAGATGGTTGTTCCTCCCGCGCTACAGTTCGTGGCGGATCGTCTTCTTGAATCCACTCTTCGTCCGGGTACGGCGGATAATGACATTAATGCTACGCGGAACATGGGAATGCTTCCGCAAGGCTATGTCGTTAACCACTATCTTACGGATACTGACGCATGGTTTATCAAAACCGATGCTCCAAGAGGATTTATCCACTTTGAGCG